TTTTCCTATGGAGGCCCTTTCATGGCCAACTCGTTTAGCAAGGAAGAAAAAGTAGCGTTCGACATGGCCCTGGAAGGCTTCCAGGACGCCGGCATCATTTCGAAGCTGTTCAAGAAGCAAACGTTCGACGGCACCGAAGCTGAGCGCGCGGGGAACACGTTCTGGCGCCCGATGCCGTACGTTGCCCAGTCGTTCACCGGCATCGACCAGTCCGCCAACTTCAACCGCAACTACACGCAGCTGTCCGTCCCGGCGTCGCTGGGCTACAGCCACTCGGTCCCGCTGACCCTGTCCGCTACCGAACTGCGCGACGCCCTGCAAGAGCAGCGCCTGGGCAAGGCTGCAATGCAGCGCCTGGCCTCGGACATCAACGTCGACTGCTCGAACCTCGCCGCCCTGACCGGCACCGTCGTCATCAAGCGCACCACCGCTGCATCCGGCTACGACGACGTTGCCGCCATCGACGACGCGTTCAACCGCCTGGGCGTGCAAATGGACGGCCGCAAGCTGACCCTGCCGAGCAACCACTACAACAGCATGGCATCGAACCTCGCCGGCCGTCAGACCCTGTCGGGCAAGACCCTGACCGCGTACGAGAAAGCCGCCGTCGGCCAGATCGCCAACTTCGACACGTTCAAGCTGGACTACGGCTACCGCCTGACCGCTGCAGCCGGCGTGACCGTGACCGTCAACGGCGCGAATCAGCGTTACGTGCCGAAGGCCACGAGCACCGCGGCCACCGGCGAGATCAGCAACGTCGACAACCGCTTCCAGAACCTGACCATCGCAGTCACGTCGGGCACGGTCAAGGTTGGCGACGCGTTCACCATCGCTGGCGTCAACGAAGTGCACCACATCACCAAGGCCGACACGGGCAACCTGAAGACCTTCCGCGTCACCGCCATCGTGTCCGGCGCGGGCGGCTCGGGCGTCATCACGATCTCGCCGCCGATCATCGCCGCCGACTCGTCGCCGACCGACCCGGAACTACAGTACAAGAACGTGACCGCCACGCCGGCCAACGGCGCCGCCATCACGTGGCTGAACACGGTGTCGAGCGTCGTCGCCCCATTCTGGCAAGACGAAGCCTTCGAGATCATCCCGGGCAAGTACCAGCCGGCCCCGGACTCGGGCATGGCCGTCATGTCGGCAACCACCGACAACGGCATCACCGTGACCATGGCGCGTCAGGGTGCGATCGGTGATCTGTCGACGAAATACCGCTGGGACGTGTTCTACGGCCTCGTCAACCTGCAGCCGCAGATGACCGGCATCGAACTGTTCTCGCAGACCTAATCCGTCGTTGTCTCCTCCGTCCGGTTCACCCGGGCTTTGCGGCCCGCCTCGTGCGGGTCGTTTTTTTGGGATCTCATCATGGGTATCCGCAGCACTCTCAAGAACATGTTCAATGGCGGCGCGCAGGCGCAAGCGGAAGCCGCCCCCGAGCCGGTTAAGGTCGATGCGACCCTGGCATCCGGCAGCCGCGTGCATCACGAATACTTCGTCGCCGACGTGGCCAATTTGCACGACCTGAAATGGCCGTGGATGGCGCGCGTCTATGCAGACAACGGCGCAGTGAACGAAGAAAACGGTAGCGCCGACACACCGGAACTGGCGCGCAACGCCGCGCTGACGTGGTGCGCGCGCGTGAAAGCACAATTGGGAGGTGAAGCATGACGCTCGGCCTCAACACCACTGTCCGGAACAACCGGCTCAACCAGATCAAGACGGCCATCGATGCCGGGGGCGCCGCGGGCTTCCTGCGCGTCTACGACGGCACGCGGCCGGCTACCGGCGGTACGGCTACCAACCTACTCGCGCAACTCACGCTGTCCTACCCGTCGGCTCCATCCGCATCCGGCGGCACGCTCACGTTCTCGGCGATCACGTCGGCGACCGCCAGTGCGACCGGCACCGCAACGTGGGGGCGCATCGTCGACAGTACCGGGGCGTTCGTAACTGACTGCAGCGTCGGCACGTCGGGCGCCGATTACATCCTCAATACGACGAGCATCACGTCGGGCGTGCAGGTCTCGTGCACGAGCGCTGTGCTCACCGAAGGGAACCCGTGATGGCATACGCTGACATCTACGCCGCCGCGAACGACGCGACGTTCCAGGGCCGCTGCCAGGTCGCCATGTGGACGGCGGCACAGAACATCGCAGCCGAGGCCGCGAACACGCCGAACCACCAGGCCCGCATCGACTGGTCCACTCGCGTGCTGCAGGACCGCGCGAACATCACACCGCGGCAGCTTGCCATGCAGGTACTGCGCAACGCGACCATCGCGGCCAATCCCAGTACGTCCACCGACGGCGACCTGCAGTTTCAGGTCAATTCGGTAATCGCTGACATCATCACGATCGGCTGACCATGACGACCGCAAAACTTGCACAAGGTTCGCGCACACAGCTTTCCGGCGCCGCCGCGGCCCTCAACAGCCTCGCCAGCGCAACCTACGTCACTGTTGGAACAGTAACGCATAACAGCGCCGGCAAAGTCCCGCTAGAGTGTTTTGTCGAGTTGGCCGTGACGCCTGGGACGGTGAGCGGAAACAAGCAGGCTGTACTCTTCGCCCAAGCTTCGCTCGACGGGACAAACTTCGACAGCGGTCCGACGAGCGGCACTACGACGACCGATGAGCCGAATCTGATCTATGTCGGCGTGCTCCCGCTGGGCTCTAATGCAACGCTCCAGCGTAAGAAATTCTCGTTGGCGAACGCGCATGGCGGCGTGTTGCCGTACGCGACGAAGCTCATCGTCAAAAACGACAGCGGCGCAGCGTTCGCCGGCTCCGGCAACGACATGTACACGATGGACGTCAGCGGTGATCTGACGTAACCCGATGCCATCCCTGCTCCTGCCCGCCTGCTATACGCAACAGCCCCAACAGGCTGTGCAAATCGATTGGTCGAACCCGATCACGCGCGGGCTGGCGTTTGCCTTTATTCATGGCGTTGTTGCGTTCGGCTTTTGTGTCAGTGGACAAAACGCCATCACGTACACCGGCGCAACCTCGGCGCCGACGCCAATTGGTCTCGGCGCCAAGTCGACGTCTACAAGTTCGCGGGCCTACAACCTTGGCAATAACGGTATCTCCGGAACGAACTACAGTCTGTTCGCCATCGGTACTGCTGGGTCGGGAACGACGCAAAGTGCCATTGACGCGGACAACGCATCTCCGCGCTACTTCCAGTTCCGGCTGAACGCTGGCAAGGTCGAGTTCATTCCGTTCAATACGAGTGCCGCCGTAACCGGTCAGCCGGCGTTCTCGACGGCTTTGACGGCTGCGGAACTTTCGCGCGGATTCACCATGGGGGCAACCGCGAGTGCGACGCGCACAGCTGCCTTCCAGAACCTTCAGGTTGCCACGGCTACCCCAAGCAGCCTCATTTCCATCCCGGCGGGCACAAATTTCTCGATTGGCGCGCGTGCCACCGGTGCAACGGGCTGGACGACTGGTGGGCTGTCTGGCGTGTACGGCTGGAGCGTTACAAAGGCCGACTCGGAAATGCTGTCGCTCGCAGCGAATCCCTGGCAAATCTGGAAGCTTCCGGCGCGCCGGCTGTGGTACGCAACAACATCCGCGTCTGACGCGACCGGCTCCCTCGCGGCGACACTCAGCGGCGTTTCGTTCGCGGCATCCGGGCAGGCCATTGCACAAGGCACGTTCGCCTCGACTTTGGGCGACGTGGCCCTGTCAGCATCGGGCGCTGTCGGGAGTTCGCCATCCGGCGCGCTTACGAGCACTCTGGCTGGTATCGCGATGTCGGCTACAGGCAGCGTCACGAACACCGGCACGTTCGCGAGCACGCTTGCGGGTGCCTCGATGGGCGCGGCCGGCACGGTGACGAACCGCGGCGCGTTCGTATCCACGCTCGACGGCGTATCCATGGCCGCCAATGGAGCCGTGACGTCGAACGCATCGGGGTCTGTCGCCAGCGCGCTCGATGGCGCCACGCTGGCCGCAGGAGGATACGTTGGTACGCCGCCAGCCGCTCCCGATTTCTTCATCCGCCTCCCGAAGACCCCGAGGCGCGTCATCCATCACTAACAGGAGGAACCATGACCAACACCACCATGCTGTACAAAGCCCCGGGCCCGCACGAGATCCATGGCAGCCGCTTCGACTACATCATCGTCGACGACGACAAGATCGAGGCCGCGCTGGCCGATGGCTGGTACCTCACTACGACCGAAGCGAAAGACGCGCATCAGGCCGCACTGCAGGACGCCGCCGACAATGCGCCGCCGACCCGCGAAGAACTGAAGCGCAAGGCCGACGAGCTGAAGCTGCAGTACCCGTCCAACATCCCGACCGAGCGCCTCGCCGCGATGGTCGATGCCGCGCTGAAGGTCTGACGCCATGTGGACGAAGCAGCAGTTGATCGATCAGGCGTTCGCGGAACTGGCGCGCGCCGGCTACGTGTTCGACCTCGGCTCGGACGTGCTGGAAGATGCGCTCCGCCAGCTCGACGCCATGATGGCCGAATGGAGCGGCGCCGGGATCTCGATCGGTTACGCGCTGCCGGCCACCCCTGACGACTCCAACATCGGCGACGACTCGGGAATCCCTGACACCGCAAACCGCGCCGTGTACCTGAGCCTCGCCGTGACGCTCGCTGCAGGCCGGGGTAAAGCGCTCACGCCTCAAACCCTGGCGGCCGCGCAAACCGGCTACAACGCCCTGCTCGGCGCCGCTGTCACCCCAACTGGCCAAAGCTCCGGCATGCCGCTCATCGGCGCCGGCAACAAGCCGTGGCGCTACTACGGCTGATCACCCGAAGGAATCATCATGACCATCAAAGCACCCGTCCAACCCGCCTACAACACCGGCCAGACCCTGAGCCCGGCAGCCGGTGCGGCAACTGCCACGCTCACCACTGGCAGCAAGCAGCTGATTCTCACGAACCTGGGCACGAACCCATGCTATGTGCGGGTGGGCACCGGCACGATCACCGCCACGACTAACGACTATCCAGTCCCGGCCGGCGCGCAGGTCGTCATCACAAAGGCGATGTTGGACGACAAGCTGTCGCACATCTCGGCGGCCGGCACGACGCTGCACGTGATGAACGGCGAGGGCTTCTAAGCCATGCAGGACCGCTTCTACGTCTACGAGCATGCCCGAAAGGACTCGGGCGAGGTGTTCTATGTCGGGAAGGGGGTCGGTCACCGTGCGCATGTCGGGAATCGCCATCACCGGAGCGAATGGTGGTGTCGAACCGCCGAGAAGGCAGGCGGGTTCGATGTCACGTTCATCGCGCGTAACCTCGATGAGGAGCTGGCATTCCTCGTGGAGATCGAGCGAATCGATCAACGACGGCGCACGGGAAGCAGCCTCTGCAATTTGACCGACGGTGGCGAGGGTGCATCTGGATGCATCAGGACTTTGGAGTGGCGGAGGAAGATGGGGGATGCGCATCGCGGCAAGGTCATATCTGAAGCAACACGACGGCGACTGTCGGAATCGGTGAAAAAAGCGGGATATCGGCATTCCGAAGACGCCCTCAACAAAATGAGAGCAGCGAGAAAGGGGCGGCAGCCTACCCTCGGGAAAACGCATAGCGTGGAGACGCGCCAAAAAATGAGCCTAGCAAGGATTGGGAATAAAAGTAGAAGCGGACAAGTGCAAAGTGAAGCAGAGCGTCTTGCCAAGTCACGTGCATTGACGGGACGTGTACAGGGATTGCTCACATGCCCGCATTGCAGGAAAACAGGCGGGAACGCGATGCGCCGCTGGCACTTCGACGCGTGCAAGGAGGCGTCGAAATGACCCAAATACCGATACTGAATGGGGTATATGCCGACGAGGGCCCGGACTTCCGCATCTCGTACCCGCGCAATATGGTTCCGGTTCCGCGCGCGCAGGGAATCAGCGCGGGTTACCTGCGGCCGGCCGAAGGCATCGTGCAGATCGGCAGCGGTCCGGGTGTCGACCGCGGCGCTGAATGCTGGAACGGGGTGCACTACCGCGTCATGGGATCGAAGCTCGTTCGCATCGACACGAATGGCATCCCGACCGAACTGGGTGACGTCGGCGGTGGAGGCCAGGTCAGCGCCGACTATTCATTCGATCGTCTCGCCGTCGCGTCTGGTGGCTCGCTGTACTACTGGGACGGCACGACGCTGACACAAGTGTCCGATCCTGACCTGGGCGCGGTTATCGACGTCATGTGGATCGATGGCTACTTCATTACGACGGACGGCACGTCGAACGTCGCCACCGACCTCACAGACCCAACATCGGTGAATCCGCTTCGTTACGGCAGCAGCGAAGGTGACCCGGACCCGATCAAACGCAATCTGAAGACGCGCGCCGGCGAGTTCTATTCCGTGAACCGCTACACGATTGAGATGTTCCAGAACGTGGGCCAATCCTCGATCGCCACCGTGTTCCCGTTCGCCCGGGTGGAGGGTGCGCAGATCAACCGCGGAGCGATGGGCACGCATTGCGTCACGCTGTACGACGACAAGATTGCCTTCCTCGGTGGCGCGCGCGGCGAGCCCCCAGCGGTCTGGGTGGGCCTGAACGCCGCGACGCAGAAGCTGTCCACCGGCGAGATCGACACGCTGCTGCTCGAATACACCGAGGCGCAGCTGGCGGAATCTGTCATGGAGGTGCGCGCGACGAAGAATCACGCGCTGCTCTACCTCCATCTGCCCGACCGAACGCTGGTCTATGACGGCGCCGCGTCGGCCGTGCTGCAAGAGCCGGTGTGGCTCACCGTCGACTCGGGCCTGCTGTCGCCTTCGCAGTACCGCGCGCGCAACTTCGTGTGGTGCTACGACAAGTGGCTGTGTGGCGATCCGACGTCGAACGCGCTAGGCCAACTGGACGAATCTATCTCGACGCACTACGGTCAGATCATCGGCTGGGAGTTCGGGACGTCGATCGTCTACAACGAAGGCCGCGGCGCGCTGTTCCACGAACTGGAGCTTGTCGCCCTGCCCGGCCGCGTGCCGCTCGGTGCTGATCCGGTCATCTGGACGTCGTACTCGGTCGACGGAGTGACGTGGAGCCTGGAACGCTCCATCAAGGCCGGGCGTCAGGGCCAGCGCACGAAGCGCCTCGTGTGGATCAGTCAGGGCGACATGGATCACTGGCGCATCCAGAAATTCAGGGGCACGAGCGACGCGCACCTGTCCGTTGCGCGCCTGGAGGCGCAGTTGGAGCCCCTGAATGCCTAGCCTGAACCTCCCGCGCGAGCTCGTCGCACAGATTGCAGGCGGCAACCGCTTCGCGATCACCCAGCTTGAAGCCGTGTTCAAGCAGGTCAGCGACACGCCCGCGACCATCGAGGAGGCGAATGCGCTGGCCGGCTCCGCGCTGGCCGTTGCACATGCTGCCGTCGCCGCCCTGGCCATGTTCGCCGATGCGCTTTCGCAGATGGAAGCCGCGCCGGCCGTGGTGCCGCAGGTCGACCCTGACGATACCGCGCCGCGTGCGCACCTGGGCACGATCGCGAGCCAGAACGCGGACAGCATCGAGGTCACCGGTGGCACGATCGACAACACGCCCATCGGCTCGACGACGGCAGCGGATGCGAAGTTCAAGAAGGTCTCCGCATCGGACCAGATCACGTCGACCGTCGCAACCGGCACGGCCCCGTTCGTCGTCGCGAGCACGACGCGGGTGTCGAACTTGAATGTTGCCGCTGCCGGAACAGCCGACAGCCTCACCAGCCCCACAACCTACAACGCGCCGGCGACCGACCTGCCGACCGTCATCGCGCTCGCCAACCAGTTGCGCGCCGCCGCAATCTCGAAAGGACTTTAACCATGACCACCACACCCGCCGTCCTCATCGAACCCGCGTTTGTTGACGCGACCGGCCTCACGTACACATCCGACAACTGTTTGACCGCACTCGACAAGGTGGGCGTGACGAACGAAGGCGTTGCGAGCGCTGTCGCCATCGTCAAGCTGTATGCCCCAGACGGGACGCGTGTGCAGACGTACAAGAAAACCGTGCTGCCTGACGCATCCTGGCCGTTCCCGGACATCGTTGGGCACGTGCTCGACATCGGTGGCAAGGTGAACGTCTCGTGCGCCACCGCGAACACGATCAAGCCGCGCATCAGTGGCCGGAAGTTCACATGACCATCGGAAATTTCTATCTCGCTTGCAATTTCCGATAGGATATTTCTATAATGCAGCAATGCCTAAATTTGAGGCATAGCTGAGATCAGGCGCCCAGCGGCCATGAACCCCGAATGGGAGAAATCATGCTGCTGGATGCCAGCCCCGCCGAAGCCCTGCCAGTGCAGGCACACCTTCCCACCCGCGAACAGATCGAACGGCTCGAAGCGCAAATGCGCATGATGGAGCAGCTTCCGATCGCGCCCGTGCACCACTTCGCCGACGGCCTGTACGCGCGCGAAATCCTGATCCGGGCCGGCACCATCCTGACCGGCAAAGTCCACAGCACTGAGCACCTGAACATCGTCTCCAAGGGCCGCATCGTTGTGTGGACGGAAGACGGCATGAAAGAGGTCGCGGCTCCCTGCACGATGGTTTCGCGCCCAGGTACGAAGCGCGTCGGGTTCGCCCTGGAAGACACCGTGTGGACGACGATCCACGCCAACCCTCAAAACCTCACGGATCTGGTCGCGCTCGAGCTGGCCCTGATCGACAACATCCAACCTACAATCACTTCGGAGGCCACCCCATGTCTTGGGTAGCAGCAGCCGTTGCTGGCGGAACTATCGTCGGCGGCTATCTTTCGTCCAACGCACAGAAGGGGGCAGCCGAGGACGCGGCTAACGCACAAACCGCAGCGTCCGAAGCTGGCATTGCCGAGCAGCGACGCCAGTTCGATCAAGTTCAGCAGTTGCTTGCTCCGTTCGTCAACGTCGGCACAGGCGCACTCGGTGCGCAACAGAATCTGCTCGGTCTCAACGGTAACGATGCGCAGCAGACCGCAATCAACGGTATCCAGAACTCCGCACAGTTCAAAGCTCTTCAGCAGCAAGGAAACGACGCGATTCTCGCGAACGCGTCGGCTACTGGCGGCCTGCGCGGCGGGAACGTACAAGCCGCACTCGGCCAATTCTCGCCGGCCCTACTGTCGCAACTGATTCAGCAGCAGCTAGGAAATCTCGGCGGCCTGACCGACGTCGGTCAAGCATCTGCTGCACGCGTGGGAGCAGCGGGCCAGCAGACTGGCAATGCCGTAACAAATCTGCTCGGTCAGCAAGGACAGGCTCAGGCCGGCGCCGCACTCGCCGCTGGCAAAGCGGACAGCCAATTCATTAACAGTCTGACCGGCGCATTTGGCACCTTCATGGGGAGCAAATTCTAATGCCCGATCCGTATGACTACACCAGCGCATTTGCAAACCTGCCAGTGCCGGGCGACGCCTTCCTCGCCGGGATCAAGAATGGCGTCGGATTAAATCAATTGCAGGCTCAGCAGGAACAGCAGCGGGCCGCGCTTGCACAGCAGCAGCAAAAACAGCAGGTCGTCCAGTCCCTGATCTCCAATCCGAATGCCTCCGCCGAAGATTACGCAAAGGCCGCTGTCCTCGTCCCGGAGCTGAGCGTGCAGTTCAAACAGGCTTGGGATACCAAGAGCGCCGCACAGGCGGAAAACGACCTTAAGAACATGGTTCAGTGGTCGGCTGCCATCCAGAACGGCCAACCTAAGATCGCCAGCGACGGGATGCGCGATCAAGCTGACGCGATCGAGAACACGGCCGGCGGCCCGACACCGGAATCGAAAGCACTGCGGGCGAAGGCCGACCAAGTCGACACCAACCCGCAGGCGGCGAACTTTATCCTGAAATCAATGATCGCTGCAAACCCGAGGGGAAAGGCAGCCATTGACGGCATCGTCGCGCAAAACGGGGATGCCCGCGCCCAAGCGGAGTCCGATGTCGCCGTGGCCGGCAAGCAGGCCGATAACGCTCTGAAGAACCAGCAGATAACCGCGCAAAAGGCCGGTGCTCTCGCTAAGGTGCCGGGGCTGAAGACATCTCAGGTTGCCACGTTTCTGCAGTCGGAAGCGGCTGCGGGCCGAATTTCGCCAGATGAACTCGATGCGCTTAAGGCTTCGATCCCGGCCGATCCGAAGGCGCTGCCCGACTTCCTTGGCTCGCTCGCAGCCCGTGGTCTGACGCCCGACCAGAACGCAAGGCTCACGACGCCTGACGCCAACGCGCGCCTGTCGGCCGACACGCAGGTCAAGACGACCGGCATGAACAACGCGACGCAGCTCGCCGTACAGGCAGCAATCACCAAACGTAACGAAGATAAAGGCGAAACGGAACCGACCCTCGACCCCGATACGTTGACGACGATGGCCCAGCAGTATCTTGCCGGCGACAAGAGCGTGATGCAGAACCTAGGGCGCGGCGCGCAAGGGGCGGCGAACATCGTCGCGCTGCGCCAGGCCATCACGAAGGAAGCGAAGGCCGCTGGCATGACCGGGCCGCAGATCGCCGCCAAGATGGCCGATTACCAAGGCCTGACGGCTGGCATGCGCACGTCCGCCAACATCAGCGCGCGCGTCGAGAACGCGATCTCCGAAGCGAAGGAACTGGCGCCGCTCGCGATCGAGGCCGGCCGTAACGTCGCCCGCTCCGGCTTCCTCCCGTTCGGCAAAGCAGGGGTCATGTTCAACACGCAGACCAACGACCCGGAGCTGAAGAAATTCGTCACGGCCAACAACGGCCTTGTGTCCGCCTATGCCGGTGCGATGGCGCGCGGCCAGAAGCCGACGGTTTCGGACTACGACCACGCACGCGAGATCCTGTTGGCAGCGCAGAGCCAGCAGGCCTACGAGGCGACAGTCAACCAGATGTTCGCTGAGATGAACGCCGCGTCGCGCGCGCCGCAGAACGTGCGCTCGCACTTGCGCGACCAGATCGGCGGCGGTTCGCATGCATCGCCGGCTGCGGGCGACCATCCGGCCGACATCAGCGCACTGCTCAGCAAGTACGGGAAGAAGTGATGGCTGACGACCGCGAACAGCTCTATCAAGCCCTGCGCAACGCAGACGCGGCCGGCGACACGAAAGCGGCCCAGCGGCTGGCCGAATACATCCAGTCGCTGCCGTCTGGCGTGCCGAACACGGAGGTCGACCCGAGTGTGCCGCGTGTGGATGTCAAAGGAAATCTCATCCGTGATCCGCAGCCGGCCCAGCCAAATGAGCCGCCGGACAATCTTTTGGGCGTTCTAGTGTCGCCTATCGATGCAGCGTTGACAGCGGGCTCTGCTGCGCTCGGCGGCGTCACTGGCGCAATCGCAGGCGCTGGCAACAACATTATCAACGGGCGCCCCCCTGGCGCGCGGGAAGGTGAGGAATTCGGCTCCAGCATTGCCGAGAAGATCATGCGGCCACCGGCCACGCAGACCGGCCGCAAGCTTCTCGAAATGGCCGAGCCGGCACTTGCCGCACTCGGCGCACTTCCGACCGCTGCGATGGCTGATCTTGCAGGCGCAGGGGCTAATGCGTCGCGTGCAGTGCGTGGCGCGGTGATGGCGAAGGCCGCGGAGACGAATGCACCGATCAATGCCGCCGACGCGGCGCTTGCCGCCCAGCCGGCCGGAAAGCTGGCCGACCTCGTTCGGAAGCCTAAGCCGACGCTGTCTGGTGTTGGCTCCGCTGCTGCGAGCAAAGACGCCGTCAAAATGGAGCGCTTCGAGCGCCTCGGCATCAAGCCGACCCTTGGCCAGCTTACTCGCGACAAGGACCAACTTAGCTTCGAGCGCGAGATCGCGAAGACTAACGAGGGCAAGGCCGTCGACGCGCACCTGGCCGAGCAGAACGCACAGGTGAATCGTAAGTTCGAAGAACTGGCGGATGCCTATGGGCCGAATGCATCGGATCTCCGTGACGTCGGCAATTCGGTGATCGAGGCCGTCGAGGCGAAAGCTGCGGCATCGAAGGCCAAGGCGAAAGCGCTGTACGACGAGGCAGATGCAGCCGGCGAGATGGCTGAACCGGTCGACGTAACGAATCTGCTGACGTTCGTAAAGGCGAATAAGGGCAAAGACAAGGTCGCGCCGATCATTTCTATGATCGAGTCCGAGCTGGGACAAAACGCCCAAGCGATTGGAGGTGGCCTGGACAAGATTACTCTGACTCCGACACCGAAGC